AGTAGCTTATGCTCGCCTGTCTTCTTATCCTTTACAGGCTTGCCAACATCGTCAAAGTAACCATTCAGTGTGATCAACTGATTGGTGATGCCATTAAACTGACTCACATTCTCAGCAATCAACTGATAGAAGTCTGTGTCACTGCTAACAATCACATGTTCATCATCTGGATGATTTGCAATCCAACGAGCGATGAGATCATCTGCTTCGGCAGTAGGATGCCGCAGTACTGTAGCATTAGTCTTGTCATTAAGGTAGGTTACGAACTGATCATAAGCCTCCCAGAACATCTTGTCTTCTTCTGCTTCTGTTACGGTCATCTGGCTTCGTGTGTCTGCACGATTGCGCTTGTATGGCGCATAATAATCCTTGCGCCAACTACGACCTTCCAACATGAAAACTACATGGTCTGCATTAAACTGTCTCCAGGGCTTGAGTACGCTACCCAACGTGATATGGAATGCTAGACCAACTTTAGTCCAAGCATCTGTACCACGAGCGGCAATATAACGGCTGCGGAAAAACGTATTTGCGGTATCAATTAATAGGTATTTCATGTGTTAATAGTAGCATATAATATTAGACGTGTCAACTGACTTCAGTTCGCCCATTGCCAAGGTTCTTACGCTTTACCCATTCGTTCTGTTGTTGGTCCAATTCATATGATTCAAGGGCCACATGACGACAAAGATCGCTGAACCATTGATCTACAATCTGATTGTCGTCCTTACCTCTATAACCATTCTGGGTCAGAAAGGTAACAAAGTGCTGGTTCCAGTCGATCTCAAAACTGCCCATTTTTGGATTTTCCGGATCCACATCGAAACTAACGACATCCACCCAGGGCTCACCTTTGAATGTGGCTTGCTCCTTGGGACTCATTAGTTTATCAATAGGTGGCATTTCTTTTTTAAAGAACTTCTTAATTGCATTAAACATATTAGGTACCCCATGCGTTCTTATATAGTGGAACCTGAATACGTGGACTAAACCTGTATCCATTGTCCCTGCAAAAGTCTGCCACATTGCGCTCATTTAGTTCATAAGTCTGATTGGTACCACCAACAGGCATTAGATAAACAGGAATGTCAACTTCAGCATCCTTATACGCTTGTACTGCACGATTTACTTCATCAATGTCTGCTTGCTCAGAGACTACAAACTTGAAGTAACAGATGCTAAATGGCACATCAGTATACTTTACTACTACATCTGGCTTAATAGCATCCTTCCACTTTTCACCGCTGCTGTTTGGTAGTTTAGCAGAGATAGAAAAGGTTACTGTTAGACCACCACTGAGTACCTCATCAGATAGAACTTCCATGAATTCATCACTTAGTTCCTGAGTGCCGTTGGTCTCAAATGTTACATGTTCCAGCCCCATATCACGCTCACGGATTTCATCAAACAGAGCAGGGTAGGCTTTTTGCCAACCAAGTAGTGGCTCACCACCTGTAATGATTAAATGCTTATCACGACCAAACCTACCACCAGGTAGTAGACGCTGCATCTCATCAACAATGGCAGGAATCTTCAGCACCGGAGATAGATCCTTAAACCGTGGATCCCATGATGCATAGCTATCACAGCCTGTATGCACAAGAGGTAGGTCTTTATAATCGGCATAGGCTGTGTTTTTGTGAGCAAAGGCAATAGTATCTCGCTCAGTAGACTTTTCACCTGCTGGCATACCGAATCCGCCACATGTGAAATTACATCCGAATGTACGTAGGAATACTGATGGTACACCCACGTGATAGCCCTCACCTTGTAGGCTATAGAATAGTTCACTAACTTTAATCTTCGTCATTTAATTCCTCGTTGTATTCGTAACATGAAAAACCTGCCTGATGTTCCCAAGTCAATAAACCTTGACGTGGAGCACCTGGTTTAGAGCATACTCCCCAGTCAGTATCCCATGATTCATATTCATAATTGTATAGTGGAACAAACCACTTGCATCCCATACTACAGTCTGCATATGATTCATTGGGGTCGCTCCATCGTTCCACCTTACCACCATAGTCGGTGTAATCGGTTTCCAAACGAATGCAAACTATCCAGAACTGGTCTTGAGTCATTTTTCCTCTATTGAATCTTAAACTTTACATATTCAGTAATAGCATCTGCTACATCAATGTCGCAGTATTTTTCAAATCCCATGAATCCAGGATTAGAGTTTGCTTCACATACGCGGAAACCACGCTTATCAAACAATAGGTCAACACCGGCTATATCTAATCCTAACACACGAGCAGTCTCTCGTGCAATATATTCTATCTCTTCGGTTAGTTCATACTCTGAGCCCGTGCCACCATTTGTAATATTGGCACGGAAATCACCTTCAGGTGCAGTACGTTTCATAGCACCAAGTACTTTGCCACCTATGACCAGTACACGCAAGTCTTCTCCCGGGTACTCTCCTAGATATTCCTGCACAATCATAGTTTTCTTATTGCCTAAGTTATTAATAAACTCAATAAGTTTACGATAATCGCGTTTCTTTTCGCAAAGATAAACACCCTCTCCGTATGATCCAGTGACCAATTTTACCACACAAGGGAAACCAATGTTGTCAGCAACCAGTTTGTCCTCTATGGGCATACGCACCATCATGGTATTTGGAATAGCAATGCCAGCGTGACTTAGTATCTGACTACTGCGAAGTTTATCTTTAACAATTTCGATGGGCAGGCTTCCATTAATGCATGTTACACCAGCTTGTTCGAAATGTCTAATAACTGCCAATTGAAACGGTGAGATGCCAGCGCCCAGCCTTACTAGAACTAGATTGGGTAACTCCAGATCCTGTCCTTCGTATTTGATGCCTTCGCGAATATCTCTATTAACAATGATATCAAAATTATCAGGATGACACATACGTGCAGGTACTCCCTTTGAAGCAAATGACTCTAAAAGTCTATTTGATTCATATTCATTTCTTTCCAACTTGGTCAGTATTATTACACTCATTCAAACAGATCCTCGTTCCACTCACGATGTCCTTCACGGAATGCCATGTTGCTTTGTGTTTCACGTACTTCCACACGATAGCACCAAAGGCGTGCTGCTTCGCTGGGACCCCACATGTCTGGAATATAAACTCCATTAACATACTTGTACAACATATCTGCAAGACTTTCACAGCCCAGCTTGGGCAGGATAGTCAGCTTGGCCATCTTCTTTTCCTGTAGTAGCTTGAACGTCTCCAGCTCTGGATCATCTTCTGCTACCAGTAGAGTATGGTCAAACTGATCTTCTAGGAAACGTTTTAGTTCCTTGAGTCCGCCATAATCGGCAGCCCAGTTGCGTACATCCAGATCATTTGTGCCAAAGTAGAACTTCATGCTGAAGCTGTACCCATGAATGTTATTACAATGACTATCTGCTCGCCACTGCCGATAGGCACAGGGAAACGCATCATGATATTCTTTTGTACTTGTAAACTTGTAAGTTACTGGTTGATTTGTCATAATATTATCCTTGCTTCCACCATGTCTCCCAGGGGAACTCAATCCAAACTGGTTCAAACTTCTTACTGATTTCCATAGACGTATACTGTACGTGGTTAAATGAGCTACCCAGATTTTCAATTAGTGCTGCAAATCGTACTGTATTAAACCACTCGATCTTGTCACCGATGCTCTTTTTCCAGTCATCCACAATCCAATTGAACGTAGCACCTGAGTCATTCATATCGTCAACAATAAGAATCTTCTCACCATTTGCAGCCGACTCTGGTAGCCAACAGTTAGATGTTTGTGATGGGAAATCACGCAGCGATACATCAAGTGAAATAAATGGTACATTAAAGTAATGACTGAGCATTGCTCCAGGGAGACTACCACCACGACCAACAGCTACGATAATATCCGGAGTCCATCCAGACAGTGCAATCTCTCGACAGAGATCAGACGCAAGGTCTGTGACATCATTAAAGCTTAAATGAATTTTCTCGATTGACATGTTTTATCCTACGTGATTGGACACGATATCCAAAATTTTGTGTTTTGCATTTTCATCAGCATCCACAGTATAATACTCCTGGCCTGATGAGTCAAGTATATGTTTGATCTGATCATCCAACCATTTGGCTTCTTCTTCAGTTTCCTTCCTACCCACTGTATGATAGGGTTTGAGTCTATTTAGGAAGATATTTAGATTATCGTAGGAACTCCATAGATCTTTTACAAATGGCACAAAAGTAGAATAATATTTCTTACTGTATGCTAGCCCCATAACCAGTGGAC